TCAATAAGTTGGAGTCATTACCCAAGCAGTATTAAAACCATTTTCATGGAGTATTGTTGATAATGTATGCCTAAATCCATGTCCTGTAAGTTTTCCCGCATAGCCTATGCGTTTGATAAGTTGATTAACACTTGCCTCACTCATAGGTTTGTTTGGATCATTCCGTCCCGGGAAAACATAACGATAATTTCCTGTCATAGATTTAAGTTCATTAAGAAAGCCTAATACCTGGGTCGATAAGGGTACTAGGTGCGGCCTACGCATTTTCATTCTTTCGGCAGGAATTTCCCAAATAGCGTTGTCCAGATCAAACTCTTGCCATAATGCCGCTCGCAACTCGATAGTTCTAACCCCAGTAACCATCAATAATTTTGTGGCAATCTGAACAAGTCGGCTTCCTGCATAACTATCTAAAGCACGCAGAAAATCAGGTATCTCATCTGATTTTAAGAAAGGAAAATGATTTGATTTGTGTACTTCGAGGGCACTGGACAGATCTGCCGCAGGATTAAACTCTGCTCTTCCGGTAGCAATAGCATATCGAAAAACCTCTGAGCAACGTTGCCGCACTTTGCGCATTTTCTCCAATGCACCACGTTTCTCAATTTTACGCAGCACATTTAGCAATTCTAGCGGTTTAATTTCCCCTACAGGCCTCGTCCCTACATACGGAAAAATATCATTTTGGAACGCCTCAATAATATCTGAGGCATACCCAGCAGACCATTTTGCCGACTTCATCTGATGCCACTCTCTGGCAATCTTTTCGAATGCGTTCTCAGATTGAATTCGTAATGCTAATTTTTGTTCTTTTCGAACCTCACTAGGATTTTTTCCCTCGGCCACTATTTTTCTGGCCTCATCACGGCGGGCGCGAGCTTCAGCAAGTGTGATCGTTGGATAAACACCAAGCGAGATCATTTTAGGTTTACCTGCATAGCGATAACGAAATCGCCAGCTTTTACTTCCATTTGGCTCTACAAGTAAAGACAACCCTTGCCCATCCCCAAGTGTATAGGCTTTAGCTTCAGGTTTAGCACGGCGAATCTGCATATCATTTAGGGGCATGTGTATAGAATTCCAAAATCGAACAGGAACATATACATAATCCTATACACATTTAGTACTGGATTCTACTGGAAGGTTATGGACTAACACGGACAACGATAACAAAAAATCTTTTATAAAACAGTATGCTTATGGACAAATACGGACGTTTGAAGAAGTTGGGATGGTGCCGATAATAGGAGTCGAACCTACGACCTTCGCATTACGAATTATAAGAATCCGCTTCTAATTCAAAGCATTACCCCATCAACACTGCGCTCACACGTCCCACCACATCAAAACATGTAAAGCCTTGCAATCCATTGCGAGGCCTTATATGTCTCAGTTTTGTCCCACCTTGTATTACGACTTGCATAGCTAATGAAGATAAATGTGACGACAAACGGCGAAGCAGTCTTCTTTTCTTTCGCTGCTTCCCCACACCCAGCATGCATACCTTTCCGTCATAACTGAAGTGAATGTCAGTTATGAGCGAGAAGCAGACATTTACTTAACTGGATAGCAAGAGACTTCATACTACAGCTCATACATCATGGTTGAGCCAAGAGTTTTCAGTAATGGAAAGACATTGCCCACATGATCGTACCGTAACCACATTAGAAGCAGGTGCACTTTGCGAATTCTGATTGTTTCAACCTATCGGTTTTGAATTTTTTATAAAAAATATTCGCAAATTTGTGAATTATGAGAGACAAACGAGCATGGACAACCTATGTTACTTTCATACACAATGAAGCAACATGATAAAAATACACTGACTTTAGTAAGTAAATTTAGGAGATTGCGATGTTTAGCTTAATCATGGCCGGAGAACCGGACGTTTTTGACCGCTGGCCGTGTATGGATCCTAAGCTTAAAGAAGGCAAGGATAGCTTCTCGATGTCCCGCATGCTAGAAGGCACCCCAAGCGATATTTACAGTAAATTAACACCAATAAGACCTGATACCTTAAGAGAACTCGCCAAGCTACCGGTGTTGTTCATGACCGAAACTTATACAAAAGATGATGAATATGATACAAACAAGTACATCAGGATCAGGCTTGGGGAAATAAAAAATTTACATAAAGATGGTGGCGATATTTTATTTTCTTTCAAGATTAATCATGATTTTGGAGAAATAACAAACCCCCAAACGGCATTATATAAAGAAACCCTGGGACTAGGAGCTTTCGGGTTAAGTCGTACACATTGGGCAGTAAAAGATAAGGATTTGAATATTGTTCTGGAATGGCTTGGTTTAAACAAGAAAAATAACCATTCGAAAGGTACAATCAAATTAAAAAAACAAACATACCCAGTAGCCGAGAATATCATAGATTATCTTAATTTTATTAAGAAATACCATCATGATGGTCTCATTACCTTTTATCGTGGACACTCTAAAAGCTCATATGAGCTTGTCCCCTCTCTTTACAGAAAAAATCAAAACGGGACGTACAGGCATCTTGCTTCAGAATCTGATTTAGTACGTGAAATACTCAGCGCAAGACCAAATGAATTTAAGGAGGATAAATTTACGATTGATAAACTTGTCCGCATGCAGCATTATGGCTTGCCTACGAGACTCCTAGATATTACATCTAACCCACTGATAGCATTATATTTTGCTTGCTGTTCGAACCCCGATGAAAACGGACAGGTGATTTCGTTTTCAACAAACAGAAAGAAAATTAAATATTTCGACTCAGATACAGTTAGCTGTATAGCAAACTTATCACTTTTATCTTACGATGAGCTGGAAAAATTGTCATCCATTGATGCCAGAAAAGGTACTACAGAGGTATCTGAAATCACTGATAAACTTGCGGACCTTATACAGAATGAAAAATCATATTTCAGAAGCAGAATAATTCCTGATGACTTAAAGAAAGTTGTTTTCCTTAAGGCTAAAATAAATAATGAACGCATACAGTCTCAGGCTGGCGCCTTTCTTCTGTTCGGACTTGATCCAATTTTGCCGGAAACAGATGCTGAGTTTCCTCTTAACAGACTCGAGATAACAAACAAAAATAAAATTCTGGAAGAGCTGGCGCAGCTTAATATATCCGAAAGCACTGTATACCCCAGCATGGAGAAAACGGCAGCGGAAATTACAAAAAAGTTTTTATCGGTATCATAAAGGGATAAACTAAAGGCAACGAAAACCAAGACTGCACAGTCTTCAAGGTGGAACTACTCATCAGGGGGCGGTTTCAGACTCAGGGTGAAAAATCGGAAGCTTCAGTGGCCTTGAACCACCCCCTATAAATTAACATATCTCAATGTTATCAATGTCTGCTTTTAGCACTGAAAGGACAAGCTAACAGAGTGCAGGTCCGGTGTGAGTGAAAGCAATATAAATCATTTACAAACCTCAGAGGATAGAGAATTGTTTACACTATTGTCATTTAACATTACACACAAAGAAAATGAAATATATGATTGTATATTTACAGATAATCAAAGGCATATACGAAATCTTCCGTTGAGTAGTATTGTTATTGGCGAAAATGGTTCTGGTAAAAGTTATTTGCTATCTCAGATCGCAGATTTCTTTAGATTTATTCAAAGAATCATAAGCAAAGAAAAGAAACCATATTACAAATATGAATCTGCATCAGTTTCATATTTGATTGATTCAAACTTAATCGTTATAAAAAAGGACAGAAATAAGGTTTTGTGTTTTGTTAATGATGTTCCATCTAATATATTCAATGTAATATTACCAACTAAAGTAATAGCTATGTCCTTTATGGTTAATGATAAGTTTTCTTTTTCGAGGTTCGAGGAAGACGATTTTTATGATTATCGTGGAGTTAGAGCGACGTCTAATGCTTCTTATACTAGTACAATTAAAAGAATGATAACCAACTCATTAATATTGTCGATAGGCTATAGAGATAAACTAAAGGCGGTAAAAGATACTTTGCATTTTTTGGGCATGAGTGAAAAATTAGCTATTACTTACAATCTCAACAGGAAAACTTTATTAAAAAAACAACCACCACTTAACACCATACTAAAAAAAATAGATGCAATTTTGCGACGAAAGCAGTACGTTAATGAGAATGATCTTTATAAAATTAAAGAAAATCCAGAAGTCATACTTCATGATATAGCTGTTTTGAGCGAAGAATGCAAGGAGAAAAATAGTAGAATACATCTTACCCTTGACCTTAGTGATGAAGGGGGAGTTGTTAAAAAATCATTATTCCAGTCTTTATCACGCTTGGAAAAATTAGAGTTTATTTCTAACCCTGACGTTGAATTCTACAAAAAAGATAATTTTTCATTTGAAGAAACTAGTTCTGGTGAAAAGAATATTATTTTTACCATTCTTAATTTAATTGCAAGCATCAAAAATAACTCATTGCTTTTAATTGATGAGCCAGAATTGAGCTTGCACCCTACCTGGCAAATGAAATACATAAATTTCATAAAGAAATCAATAGCTTATAATTTTGACTGTCACCTTATATTTGCATCACATTCACATTTTATGGTGTCGGATTTAGAATCAGAATCCTCATCACTAATATCTATAAATCAATGTAATGGGAAAAGAATATGTGAGCACATTGAATATAGCACATATGCTTGGTCCGTAGAAAATATACTGTACAAGGTTTTTCATTTACGTACCATTAGAAATGCTCAAGTCGAAATGGATCTTTATGAATTATCAGGTCTCATATCTCAAAAAAGCTCAGATATTAAGAGAATGGAGGAAATCCTTACGCATTTGGAAAGGATAGTGTTAGATGTAAACGATCCCTTAAATATGATAATAGAACAAGCTAGAATCTATATTGGTGGCTACCATGATAAATAAAATCACTAATGACATCTATATGCCACCATTCATAATGAATAAGATAAACTCGTTTAAACCTTTTGTGGGTGGTAGCTGGGATAGAAAAGATAAAGCGATTATTATTTTTAAACGGTTATTGAGAAAGCAGCTATTAACAGCACAGAATAATTGTTGTGCATACTGTGGATTACCATTAGGTGAAACAGGAAAAACAGAAATTGAACATTTGGTTGCAAAAGGTGGACCTAAAAGGCCAAAGCATATAGAATTTACTTTTGAAGTTGAAAATCTTTATTTATCATGCAATTTATGTAATAGCCCTTTGAAAAAAGGCACTAAAGAAACCCTTATTTATAAAGATCCCATCTCATACTCTAACTGTACTTTTAGTATTGTACATCCTAGATATGACACACCTAATTTGCATTATTCATGGGTTGTAAGCGCTGTAGAGGTTCTCATACAAGGAATTACCGACAAAGGTCGAGAGAGTATTAAAATGTTTAAACTTGACTCCCCCCCTCATAATGAAGCACGTGCTAGAATAGAAATGTTAAGGAGATATAAAATGCTCATTAACTCTCCACAAATTGATCAGATAAATGCAGCCCTTCGATATAATTAACAAATGAAGCCACTGCAATAGGTGGCTTCATTTAAATTCATCAGGTAAATATTGTTATCCTAAATAAATCTGGCAGCTATCAATGTTGAATACATTGATAGGCAGGTTCAGTTGATTGTGTTAATTATGTTTTTTCAGTCAAACGTCCTCTCTTGGTACATAGCAATCCAAGAGACAGTGGCGTAAAGTCATAGATGGCCGGTGGGAGGTGGTGGAAATCCTCTCATGCAAAAAATACATAAAATCGATAACGGCTGGAAATCATTCAATACTCGCACTATCGGAAATTCACCAGCCAACCGTGGCACGTTCTTGCATACGACGTGCTACGGTTTCATTTATCTCCGTTCGGAAACTTCTTATACAGTGTCGATATACCAACATCATAGATGATCGCCACCTTCTGGCGAGGAACGCCTGATGCAATTAATCGCCCGGCCTGCGCCCATTGTTCTGGTGTAAGTTTGGGACGACGTCCACCAATTCGTCCCTGTGCGCGAGCAGCTTCCAGTCCAGCTTTTGTTCGTTCAACAATCAGTTCACGCTCCATTTCAGCCAGGGCCCCCATCACATGAAAGAAAAAGCGCCCCATTGGGGTACTGGTATCAATTGAATCCGTCAGACTACGAAAGTTAATGCCTCGTTCGCGCAACCCCTCCACCAGCACGACAAGATGCCGCATACTGCGCCCCAGTCGGTCCAGTTTCCAGACCACCAGCGTGTCACCTGCCGATAATGTCCTGAGCAGTTTTTTCAGTCCTGGTCTGTCGGACTTAGTGCCACTGATCTTATCTTCAAAAATCAGCTCACATCCTGCACACTCCAGCGCATTACGCTGCAATTCCGTATTCTGGTCATTTGTTGATACGCGGACATAGCCAATAAGCATGAGCATTCCCCTGAGTAAAAACCGGGGATGATGCCAGTTAGCCATAATCTCTGCATTTTCTTAAACGTTGGTTTGGGAGAAGGCTCTGCATTACCTGTTGGTGTCCCTGTTCCGTGGCCTTCAGCTACGCCGCCAACAGGCTGGCTGAAATGCAATGGCGCTGCCTTTGATAAGGTTAAATATCCCCGTCTTGCTACAGCATATCCATCAGGGAAACTACCTGATCTCCGCGGTGAGTTTATTCGTGGCTGGGATGATGGGCGCGGCATTGATACAGGGCGTGCTTTATTGAGTATTCAGAGTGATGAAGTCAGAAAGCTCGCATTAAAATACTGGGGACCAGCTTCAAACAGTTCACCATCAAAAACATTTGCACTCAGCGACAGTGCCGGTGGCGGGTTGTACACGGATGGAATAAGTCAGGCAAGCGGTGGGATTATCAACGCTTTTCAGCTCCCTGGCGGTAACGAAACCCGCCCACGAAATGTTGCATTTAACTATATCGTGAGGGCTGCATAATGGATAATGCTGTATTAAATAGCGAGTTTATTGCCACGAAGGCGGGGAATATTACCGTCTATAACTATGATAGTGAAACACGGGAATATATTTCCACATCAACTGAATATCTTGCTGTGGGGGTCGGTATTCCAGCATGTTCCTGTCTTGATGCACCTGGCATACATAAGGTTGGTTATGCAATCTGTCGTTCTGTGAATTTAAATTCATGGGAATATGTGCCAGACCATCGCGGTGAAATCGTCTATAGCACAGAAACAGGAGAATCAAAAGAAATCACAGCTCCGGGTGATTACCCTGAAAATACAACCACTATCGCCCCTTTATCTCCATACGATAAATGGGATGGTGAGAAATGGGTGACCGATACTGAGGCACAGCATAGCGCCGCAGTCGAAGCGGCAGAAGCACAGCGCCAGTCGCTGATTGATGCTGCTATGGCTTCCATCAGTCTGATTCAACTGAAATTGCAGGCCGGACGGAAACTGACGCAGGCAGAAACAACCCGACTTAACGCCGTGCTGGATTACACTGACGCGGTGACGGCAACAGATACCAGCACCGCGCCGGATGTCATCTGGCCTGAACTGCCGGAGGCGTAGGCCATTCAATATCGGGGGCTGTTGAAGTATCAACACGCATCAGCAGCACACGGTATTTCTTCCATTGGGTGAGAGTTGAAGTTTCTTCATCAGTTGCAATGCCCGCATCAACAGCATCCTGACGCCAGGATATTTCACTGTCAGCTTTTGCACGAAATGTGGCTTTCATGTTTTCTGCATCTGATATTTTCTGTTCTGGTGAAAGCGGCGGCTCATCAACCCATGCAAGGGCCCCTGAAACCATTCCCAGCATTTTTCCTGTTGGCTTATTTCCCCCATTAAATCTGACAGCATCCTCATCGCTGATTTCAATACCATCCTGCGGCCATGTCCCCTCCTTGATATAACTTTCGTATAGCGCTGCGTTGTAGATTGCATTTTCGGAAGGGCTGTAAACACTTTTAACTTTATTCATTCTGTTATCTCCCTTTCGCTATATAGCAAAGATTAAACCCACCGCTACCTGACATACGGGCTGTAAAACCCGTTCTTGAAGTACCAGTTGAGTTAACTCCATAAGCAGGCATGGTTGTTGGAGAAAGCAGAGACTCCTGGATATCTGCCATTGTCAGTGTAATTGATTCGACCCGCGCGGGGAAAGGTAGCGGGAAAACAACATTCGTCCCTGTCTGTCCAACGGGGAAACCGAAAATACCCCATTGTGTAATTACCCCATCCGGCCCCTTACTCCATCCAGATTTAGGATTCGGCCAGTCTGCTGCTCCAGAGTGCCCCGTTGTAAAACTACTCATATCTGGTACTTGCCCGGTATCCGTTCCGACGTTCCTCGTTGCCGCTTCTCCCAAACCAAGGTTTTCGAGAGCCGTTTTCACCGTGCCGTCCGATTTGATATCGCCAAACGGATTCTTGCGGCTTAACAGCAGCGCACGAAGCGCGGTAAGCAGCTGGTCATGCCGCCCCTTCTCCAGGCTGGCACCGGACGCCTCCACCACGCTACAAAGTTCTTCCTGCAACATATCAAAATAGTCATCATCCAGATCGGTGGCAGGTGTGCCGGTCTGGGGGTTACCACGGGTAAAACCGTTCTTACCCGCGCCGAACTTATCCTTCTGCGCGGTTTTCGTGTCTATGCGATGCATGGATTACTCCGGATATTTAAAAATTACGTAGGTATGCGACGGACAGAGTTTGTTAAGCACACATTCGACGACGGTGTCGCCCCAGATACGCAGTGCGGAATCACAGGGATCACCACATGTCATCCAGGTGGTGTTGGTGGCGGATGGCATGTTGACCTGCCAGTAATACCGCCATTCCGGCGCATTCACCGCGTCAGTACAGGCCGATGAGCAGGTGAACGTGCTTTTGTCGTATCGCGTGATGGTGGCGTCTGGTCTGCCCAGGGCAGCAAGCTGTGCAAGGTAAAAATCCTCATTGATGCCGCCCGCCAGGTTAACCTTCGCATCCAGCCGTTGCTGACGCTGGCGAAGGGTCTGCGTCCCTGCGGGAATACATTCATCCGGCAGGCCGCACAGACGCTCCCAGCGATTTATCAGTTCAGTGGTGGTACGCGGATCCAGCTCCCGCATCAGGGCATCCGCACGCTGATGAACACGGGTTAATGACGGTGCCGCACCGGCAATCGCCGGATCGCTGGCTGACCATGCCGGACCGGGCGGCAACAGTGCCGATAACAGGCGGATGTAATCATCGTTTGTCACGTCCATGAAATCGTCCCCAGAACCGCCAGTTCATTTTTCGCAATGGAGATATTGTCTGCCGGTGCAAGCAACTGATGGCTGTATTCCCCGTTCGCACCGGAAATCGCTTCACTGATACGCGATACCTTCAGTTCTCCCTGCGGATAACCATCACGCAGCAGGAACGAACGCAACTCTGCGGTGATGGCAGCCCGTATTTCCGGTGTGTCCGGCGTCACGCGGATATGAAAATCCACCGTATGCGCCACCGGCCTGAACACATACAAATCAGAACCTGCCACCGGGGCCAGTGGCTCGATGTGTTGTCGTACTGCCGTTTTCGTTGACTCTTCCGGAATGGGATTAATCAGGTCACTGCCGGCAATCATCACACCGACAGTTCCCGTTCCCATCCAGTGGCGGTATGTCCATGCGCGGGTAATGCCGGGCACTTCTTTAGCCCAGACGACATAGTCCCCGTCAGCCCCGCCCTGCGGCGTCCAGTAATACCGCTCAATGACGCGGGCGCGCCACGTTTCCAGCTCTTCAGTATCAAATCCGCCTGTCAGAGTGTCAGCCACACCGGAAGACGGCAGACCATTCACCGGCGTGACCAGGATTAATGCCGTACCGTCGTCAGCGTTACCGACCGCGCCTGCACTTGAGCAGGCGATCGGCACGCGCAGGACACCACCGGAGCTGGTTGCATCGGCAGTTGCCGTGTACTGAACCAGGTCATCGCGCTGAATAACACTCCCGGCAGTCACTTTCAGGCCATCGCTGACACCTTCCCAGCGCATATACCCGCTGGCAGCCGTGGCCCCCTTGCGCGGACACCGTTTCATCGCAGCATGTCGCGCCAGCCAGGACTCATCGCACAGGTCAGGAAGCATGTTCATTGCCAGATAATCGATGTAACCGTAAACCGTATGCAGCGCCGCCGCATACACCTTTGCCCGCACGTCTTCATCCATGCGCCGGAGCGTGTCGCTGACGTCCAGCCTGGCGAATAAATCGTTACGGAGCATACTGATATTTTCTGCCAGCGTCGGGCGCTGAAATTCACTGTCCGCCATGCGTTATCGCACTCCACAGATCATCAAAAGAAATCATTACCGGTCCGTCACGACGCCAGAGAGTGATACTGTTACCCAGTTCATTAATCCCGGTGCGGCGGATATCCAGATCAATACGGGACACCACGCCGTCATCAATCATCCATTGCAGGCATTCGCGGATATACCCCCTTACCGTCAGCACCAGCTGATTGGTCAGTTTGCTGCGCTGAAGCAGCCACAGCCGGGAGCCGTAACGGTCATTCTGTACCGCAGGCCAGGTATCCCCCCACCATCCCATCGGGACGTCGGCGTTGTCATCAGGCTCCGCCCGCCGCCAGGTAAACAGGGAAATCACCACGGCGCGGGTCAGCGGATCCAGCGGTGCGCTGGCGCAGGTGCGTTTACCGTTCACCGTCAGCCACAGTTCCATCATGCCTCCATCGCTTTATCAGGTTTGTCGGTGTTACTGCCCTGACCGTTCTCTCTGTGACGATGCCCGTTATAGGCAAGCCGCATCGCTGACATGGTGGTGCCGCTGGAGTCGCACAGGTCTTTCACCTGTCCTGTCACTTCCAGGTCCATTTCAAAACGTGCTTTAGGTGAATTGCGAAACGTAATCGTTTTACCTGCACCGTCCACCACGATCCCCTCCCGGGTCAGCGTCACGGACTGCCCCTGATCGTCATAGACAGCCACCTCACCCGTCTGCAGCCCTTTCAGGCGGTAGCGCCGGTCCGACACCGTAACAACCACCGCATGAGAACGGTCGCCATCCGGAAACAACACCACCGCTTCCGCACCGCTGTTTGCCCTTGCGGTAAAACCGTAGGGTTCAAGATGTTCAACCCCGGCTTTGGGTTCACCGGCAATCAGGGACACATCCACGGTCTGACATTTCGTGGCGGCACTGATGCTTTTCACCACGGCCCGCCCAATCAGGCCGAGGAGTTGTCGCTGCATGGCTTCAATCGTCCTCATCAGAACGGGTCCTCCTGTACTCTGGCTTTTTTCTTTTTCCGCGCGCCGGGGGCTTCGGGTTCAGGCAGATAAGCATCAGGTGGGCCGACACGGATTTCCGTCAGGGTGCCGTTCTGGTCCTGAGTAAACGTGACTTCCGAGACAAGCAGTTCGGTATTGTCGAAACCACAGACCGGATCGAAGACAATCACCCGCTGGTTGGGCTGCCACAGCGTACCGTTACCCTGTCGCCAGCCCTGCACCACATAGGTGGTTTCATCCGTCCGCGCCGCCCGTTGTCGGGCTTCAAAGTCAGCACGCGCAATACAGCCTGCCCCCGTAGCCTGCCCTGTCTGCCTGATATACATCGGACGGTAACGGGCAATAAATGCGTCCTCTGTGCGGGCCCGCAGCGCAGTTGTGGTGGCCTCACCGAAATCATCGTCGTTTCCGGCACGCTGCCCCGCCACCTGGTAAACAGAAAACCGCTCCCGGATACTCTTCTCCGTATCGCAGGAAAGGATGTTTTCCCCGAGTACCAGCGCGGTATGTGCCCGCGTTGAGCCAATACCGCCAATCACCAGCCTGCCGTGCGGGTCGTCATAAGCCAGCGCCTGCTGCTGACCGAGTATTTTGTTAATCACCTCGATCACCGTTTCACCGTGATCAGGCTGGACATCAGGAATAACACCCGACGGCGCACCGCTGTTCACCACCTCAATGCCGAAGGGCGCAGCAAGCGCCTGCGCAATCTGTACCAGTGATCGTCCGTTAAACTGTGTCGGTTCGGCTGCACAATCAATCAGGTCAGCGGTCAGACTGCGTCCGGCAATACCGGTGCTGACCGAACGGGCATCGTAACGAACGGGCGTCGCCTCCACCCAGCCGGTGATCACCAGCTCATCACCAATCAGCACCTCCACTTTTGAACCGTTTTTAATGCGCGGCTGAAGCGTGGTGATACCCTCATCACCCGGCCACTGGCGGGTGATCTCCACACTGAAATCCCGCGCCAGTCGTTCAACACCGGCACCGATGCGCACCGATGTCCAGCCATTCCACTCCCGGCCATTTACCCGTAGCGTGACATTGTCGTTCATTGCACTGGCACCTTCAGAGGGATCACCGGCACAAAGCCGGGATGCGTAATGGCATTACGCCGGATAATGTCCGCATCACGCGCCGCGTTATCAAACCAGGTCGCCGCCAGCACCAGCGCGGGTAAAACCTCATCCGGTGTGCGCTGAATGATCCGTGCAGACTGTTCAAGGCGCGTGTTGATATCCGCATTCAGATCTGCTTTCACCCGGCGCAGTGCCAGAAACAGCGCATCACTGGTTGTACGGGACAACTCCTTATCAATTGCCGTATTCAGTGTGTCGCGAATGTCAGTCAGTTCTTCCCACGTTGGCAGGTCAACCGTGTTTTTCACCGCCGGTGCATTGTTCAGTGCCGGATGCGTGACGGAAGGCCAGCCAGTGCTCTGCGCAGGTGTTGTTGCCTGCCCCACTGCGGCATTCTGCATCACCGCGGAAGTTGTTGGCGCAGGCAATCGGGTGACGGCATACGCCGCTTCGCTGATTGCGGTCGTACGAAGGGTGCTGGCAACCTCGTTACGCTGATGCGTCGCCGTGGCGGTGGTTTTACTGTCCGTTTTCCAGACGCCGCGCGGTTGCAGATCGCTGCCGAGGCTGACACCGGAAAGCGTTTTGATCATGGTGACCAGGTCGCTGGCGTTACCATAAAGGCGTTTCCCGGTACGCCACATTTTCTGCACCTGCTCAACGAAATTTTTGCCTGACGATGGTGGCGGCAGAAGTACCGAGATATCCCCCTGCAACAGCCTGGCAGCATCCGATACGGCAGAATCCACCACTTTCATCGCATCAGAAACATACCCAAGCATTGTGCCGGCATTACCGACGACGTCGTTCTGCACAAAATCCGCCACGCCATCGATACTGAAACCGCTGAAGCTGTCACTGATGCAGTCATCCAGTGCAGAACAGGATGACATCAGCGTCTGCGCCGTCGCCGCACCTGATGTGGGGTAAGAGAGTTCTCCCGCTTCGACAAACTTCAGGTCAAAGCGGACAATACGCCCTTCACTCTTCGATGTGCTGACCCGAACCTCTCCGTCAACACAGACTTTCAGCTCACCGTAAGTCGGATGGACAAGCGTGCCGGGACCGGGTTTATTCAGCGCGTCAATCAGGCGATCGCGCTGGTCAAAGCAGTCATCTCCCACCACATAAGCCGTGATGGACGGGCGGAAAGTGATTTTCCCCAGGTCTTCGGTATAGGGTTTGTCGCGGTTCGGGTATTCGTGCGTTTCCACACGACGACCGGTTCCCGCACTTTCTTCTTCAACCTTAAACGGCACACCGCGAAATGACGCGTCCTGAAGTCTGTCTTTCCACGTCATATAAACTCCGTACATAAAAAATCCCACCGGAGTGGGACTCATTAACAGATTAATTTTTCATTACCTGCCAAAGCGCGTATAGCCAACATCATGGCTGACATCAAAACCGCTGGATCGCGTTTCCATAACCCGCATACCCGGAGGCGAATTCACAAAAGAGACCTTGATCTCACCATCAACTTTTGGCGCAGAAGCTTTGTTAATCATGAAGGGATTCGGGCCTGTGGCACCGGAGGCGTTGTTTGACTGAGCCGGATCCACCGCCGGATAAGGTGTGTATCCCCGCGCCGGTATTCCCGTCCCATAAGCATCATAAGCACCCGCGCCCCACTGCGCCGAGTTAATGGCATCGACCGTGTCACCGGAACTGTCGGTAAACCACTCAATAATTGGCTTCAGCTTGTCCCACATATCCTGAAACCACTTAACAACCGGCCCCCAGTTATTGATCACCATCCCCAGCGGCGACCAGGCAAAAACTTTCTTAAGGAGTTCCCAGCCAGCCTCAAAATAAGGACCAATGGTTTCCCAGAGCTTCTTGAAATAAGGTCCGACAACATCCCAGTTAGTGATAATTAATCCCGCAGCCAGGGCTATCGCCGTCGCAATCATGCCAATCGGCGTCATCGACATGATCCTGCTGACAATACTGATGGCACTGCCCACGCCCATCAATCCCAGTTTCAGAATCGCAAGACCGGCAGCAAGCCCGACGACGCCGCGAATAACCCGGGGATTTTCATCCGCAAACTTCGTGAATTTTTCCCCCAACTCCCCCAGCCATTGCGTGATATTTTTGGCGTCACCAGAAAATGCGCCGCCAATAGCCGCAAGGCCGTTAGTTGCGGTCCCCGTCATTGCCTCCCACAAGTTGGACAGCGTACCAAGCTGGGCCTGAACACGTTTATTCAGGCTGGCCTGTTTATTCATCTTCTGCTGGATCTGATCGTAGCCATCCTTTCCTTTATCGATCAGAGCATTGACCACCTGAAGGGTTTCGGCATCATCACCAAATATTGCCTTAAGTACACCTGTTCGCTTAACGTCGGTCAGTTTTCGCAGCTTTGCCAGTTGCTTAAACATGTTATCAAGACCGCCAAAACTCCCTTTGCTGTCAGTAAAATCGAGCTGCACTCCGAGTTTCTGGCGGGCCATAACTTTATTAACGTCCCTGATTTTCTTAACGCTTAATCCGGACTGGATAACTTTTCGCAGGGCATTACCTGCCGACTCCCCGTTCATCCCCATCTGATCCATCATGACGCTGATAGGGGCAAGGCTCTGTGCAGCCTGAAGACCGTCCTTGTTCACCATCTTCAGAACAGAACTGGTTTTAGTGAAGAAGGACAACATGTTGGTATCGTCAACGCCCAGATAAAACGCCTTCTGGATAGTGTCGAACAGCCCCATCATGTCTTCTGACGCCGTTCCGGTAGCATCCTGCATCTTTGCAGCAAACTCAGCAGCCGCTTCCGGTGTTTTTTTCAGTTGTACCGCAAGATAAGCTGTCGCTTTACCCACACCGCCCAGAATGTTTTCTGCCGGGATCCCCTGACGCACCAGCATCTGCATCATGTTCTGGAAATCAGCCGTTGTACCGGGTAGCTGGTTACCCAGGCCAATAGCCAGTTTATTGATGTCCTGAAAGCTCTTTCCAACCTCGCCGTTCGCATCCATCATGGCGACTTTCAGCCCGGTGGCGGCGTTTTCCTGATCGGCATAAGATTTCAGGGAAAGCGTCAGACCCGCAGCTAGTCCGCCACCAAGCGCCAGCCCACCCTGTGACGCTTCTTCCGCCTGGCGTTTAAATCCCCGGATTTTCTTTTGCATTTTCGACAGCGCGGGAGAAAGCCTGTCGACACCGGTGATCAACGCCTTAAGCTCAAATTCAGCCATGTGTGCGTTTCTCCTGCTCTATCCTGTTTGCCTGACTGACCAGCAAGGGAATTTCACTGATCGGCATATTCAGCAATTCGAAGGGATTAATGCGCCAGTAACTGGCGCAGTCAAAGAAGCGATCAGTGAGGTATTCAGCCGTCAGGCCTGGAGGAAAAAACCGGCCACAAGCCACGCCGCTGCATTCAGGTCTGCCGGAGACATCTGGTCGACAGAGCTTTGCGGCACTTTCGCCAGCCGCACAATGTATTTCGACACCACATGCGCCAGAAGTCTGACGGACTCATCCTGATTCATCTGGTAGGGATACCCCAGCTCGCGGACATCTTTCCCGGTGGGTTCATCAAACTCCAGTACGGAGAGTGTCTCGCCATGAGCAATAATCGGTTTCTTTAACTCAAGCTCTTTCATTACTGGTAATCCCCTTCTTCACCGTGGAACTCAAGATCGACCGTGCCTTCTTCGGCATTATGGTTCGCTTCACCGTGCAGCCAGGCGGACGACAATACATAGACCTGACCGTTCGCCAGCTCGGCAGTGATGGTCATCTCATCAGACGAGGTGATTTTGCTCACCGGAAAATTCTTCGGCACCTTGAAGGTCCCTTTGACATAAGGCGCACGGTGAGTTTCCTTGCGGTCCACTGAACCGTCCAGGCCGATGATGTCATCATTGACCGTCCTGTTCATGGGCACCTCAATGCCGCCGGTCAGCGATAGCTGCTGACCGTCAATTTTGAAATAACAGGTTCCCCCGATACGGGCCATTATGCAGACTCCTCTGAATACTGAAGACGGAACTGGTTAACCACGGCAAAGACACGCAACTGGTTAACATAGTCAGGTGGGAACAGCGTGTTCAGGCGGTTCGGATCGCTGGCATCACGCTCCACAACCAGGTACTGCTTGAACAGTTCGTAGTTTTCCACGATCCCCGCACGCTCGAGCTGACGGTAGGTTGCCAGCAGTTCCCCTTTGATCACTGCCGGGGTGACAATCGCCTGACCGGGACCAAAGCGGGTACCGTCACTGGCAAGCTTGTGACGCCCGTACTTACTGGTAATGACGGATTTCAGTTTGCGCAGTACATACGCACTGGTATGCAGCGTCTCGCTGTCGAGGTAGCTGTTATCCGCAACCCCGTAAGCGTTTTTCCTGTACGTGGTGACATCACGCTGAATGCGCAGTACCCCGCTTTCGACATACGCCGTTGCCACGCCATGAGACAGCAGGGTCTGTTGTTCGGTCATCGTGAACCGTTTCCCCTTCGGCGCAGGCAGCATACCCACCAGCTCACCGGTCTGCGTGGGACGTGCCGGATCGTTGCGGATAAACACTGCTGCGCGGGCGGTACGGCTTGCCGCCAGCTCGTCGGCAGGCGTCTGGGTCTCTTTTTCGTACCCCGCCAGGGTGATGTGCTGCTGGTTAAACTGGTCACCTGCGTTCACCAGTTCTGACAGTGTGCCGGTCTTTGCCGTATACACATGACCATACAGCTGACGCGCATAGCTCCAGCGACCGCTGGTATCGTTCATCTCGGTCACCAGCGTGTTAACGGAGGCCGTGTCGTTGAACGGCAGGCCGATATAATCAAACGGCTCATCCGCCATTGCAGCCACCGCGCCAGTGAGAACAGGAGAGCCCGTTCCGGCGGTCCCCGTCGCCACGGCAATCTGTACGCCCGCAGGCAGCACTTCGCCCCCACCAAAGCCGTAGTAATTGAGGCTGACAGGAATTTCATTCCCGCAAAGCCCCTTATGACGCGCGGTCAGTGTGACCACGCCTGCCGAAGATGAGGCCGTAAACGGCAGGGCCGGAACGGCATTGATGGCATCTTTGATACTGCTGGCAATCGTCGCGACGTTATCGCCATTGGTCACCGGTGCCTGCACGCGGGTACGTCCCACATAAACATTCACCGTGCCGGTTTCGGTTGCCGCCCCGGTCACCGTCAGCGTAACTGTTGCTGCCGCGCCCGTGGATTCAGGAACGGCAATCACATACAGCTCACCAAACGGGTCGGTCTGGCGATAAGCCTCGACCATACGCGCCAGCTGACTTCCCGCACCACAAATCTGGCGTGCATAGTCTGCCGACGGCATCAGCACCAGACTGTTGGCAACAATCTCTGCACCGTTATTGGCATGACCAATCAGCAGCGATGCTCCGCTGTCCTGTGCAGTATTCGCAGCCTGGTTATCCATTTCCGCATAAAACAGCGGAACCAGCGTATTCGACGGAATGGTGTTAAAGCTTATCGTCATCGGTGTTCACCTTTTTATTCACGCGCCGGATATCACCCGCTGCTTCACGGCGCAGCCAGTAGTTGTTCTCGTCAACATTTCGCCCTTCGGTGGGCAAAAGGTCACCGCGGGCAGGGTCAGGCACTGACCGCCCTTTAACAGGTTTCACAAACATGAAGATTCTCAGGAAGGAAGGGTTATTTCGGTGTGATGTTCGATATCGCCGTCAGGCCCGTTACCGGGCTCGAGATAATCAACATCAATCGCCAGCGTTTGCAGTTCATCCAGACTGTTCAGATCATCCTGCTGGCGGGTATCGTCTTCAGTCAGCTCGCTGATGACCGAAAAATCGAACTGATAAATCAGCTCATGACGATTCAGATCCAGCAGCGTGCCGCCGTCATAGGTAATCGGGTTACCGCACGCCTCCGGGTTCCAGCCCAGCAGAGCCTTAAAGAGCATCTGCCGGACATCGTCCACCACATCATACGAGGCAAACTGACCGCGCTCATCACGCCCGTTACTCAGTATGACAACCACGGAGAAACCCTCTTTCAGCTCCTGCCAGTAGTCGGTCTGGCTTTTGTTTTCTCCCGGAGAATCATCACCCGGTACAACATATGCCGCCGGGAGTTTCAGCTTTCCGACCTCCGGCAGATTTTTGAACTGGGCCGCGCCTGCAACCCGGTTTTCAAAATACGGACAGCGGGCACGCAGTGCAGCAATAACAGGCGTCAGTTTCATCTGTGTCGTCGCTCCGGCTTCAGTGATTTACGCAATTCCCGCGCCAGAAAATAGCGTGTCCAGCTGCGGTTCTTTTCAAGCGTTTCCACCATGAAGTTATTACGTGGAGCCAGTCGCCAGCCGCTGCCACCGGATGCACCACGATGATGGCTGCGACGACGCTTTGCCCCGCGCCTCACGCCATAGAACAAAAAAGCCGGATAAAAATCACCGGTGATACGGCGGTTTCCCTCTCCATTACGCTGGTTAGGGGCTATACGTGCCATAAAACCAGGGCGATGTTTACTGGCTCTGGGTACCATGTAACCAATCGAACGAGCCAGGCGTCCGGTCTGATAACCGGGGTTTTCACCCGGTGCCGACCGCGCACGGCGCATCACCAGCCGACGGGCATCACGCATATGACGCTGACCAATCGTGACAAACGCCCGCCGGACACGGGCGCGGTTAAAGCGCATCTCCGCGGGCTGCTGAAAATCAACGTGCAAAAAGGAAGTCGTCATTGTTGCCTCCGTGACTCTGCCTACATTCGCCCAGCTCCGTACACTCCAGCAGCAGAAAGCGCCGCGCCCCGTTCAGATCGCGCTGACGTTTCACCCGGTACACACTGTCACCGCAGACCACCTCATAATCAGCGGTGATCCCCCGGCGATAACGAATGGTGATGTAATGGGTGATGGCGTCCCCGGTCTGCGCGGTTTCCTGCCAGGTGGTGGCACTGGTCTGGACAACCTTCGCCCATGTCCGGAACGCAACCGGGTATTGAGGCTCCACGCCAAAGTTATCCGCGGGCATATCCACCCGCAGGCGGATCAGGACGCGTTTATTCAGTTCACCGGGGTCCGGCAGAATGTAGGTTGCGCTGGTCTGCGCCTGACGAATTTTCATTGCGGAAAGTACCTGTACGGGCCGACAAGCCAGCCAAAACTCTGCGGCATGTCGAGTTTCTCCACTTCCGTAACCGACGAGCGGTTTTCGTAAAAATGGCTGATAAGCATCAGCATCCCCAGACGAATATCATCCGGCAGGTGCAGCCCGTCCGGATCGCTGTCCGGAATGGATTCATCCGGAGCATAGAGCTTCCGGTTCAGATACGTTTCCGTCCGCTTTTGCGCCGCACAGGCCAGCAGTTGCAGATGGCGGTCATCAGCATCGAAATACTCATCCAGCCGGAGTTGGGCTTTAATCTCTTCCATTGTCAGAAGCATACTCAGCCCTCTTTACTGGTCGTGGCTTTTTTCTCTTTTGTCGCTTTACTGCTTTTTGCACTGGTTCCGCGCTCTGCTAACCCGGCCTGAAGTGCAATCTCCTGCACCCGGGCAGGAAGCGCCCCGTCGTCATACTCACCGGCCCGAATGACCTCAACACGCATACCGTCCGGTGACCATTTCAGATCTTGTTTCAGGATCATGATTCTTCACCCGTCAGAACAGGGGCGCGGTTCCGCGCCCCTGAGTGATTACGCCGCTGCAATCTTCAGCAGTTTGATGGCCTGCGAATCGACCAGCATGCCGCCGGTGCGCTTGGTGGTATAAAAACCGACAAACGGTTTATTGGTGTACGGATCGCGAAGAATGCGGGTACCGATACGGTCAACGATGGTGTAACCCCGTTTGAAGTTACCAAATGCAATGGCTTTCGCATCCGCGGCAATATCCGGCATCTGCTCGTTTTCAGCGATACCGTAACCCGCCAGAGAGGATGGCTGCCCCAGTTCCAGCCCAGGACGCCACAGATAGTTACCCTCGGTGTCTTTCAGCAGACGGATGGCAAACAGGCTGTTGTTGTTCATCATGAACTTCGCGCCAGTGCGGTGTGCCTTACGCAGCGTGTAAATCAGTTTGATAATGGCGTCTGCGGTCACCGCGGTCGCTTCGCCGGATACAATATGCTGAAGTTTGCCGAACGCCCGGACCTTGTCGGTTTCATCAGTGGATTCATACGCCAGGAACCCTTTCGGCTTCTTGGTGCCATCGCCTGAGGTAAAGGCAATTTCTTCCTGTTCGGCAAATTCGGTTGCCAGCTCGCTGTTGATCCAGGCCTCCACGTTGAAGAAGGCATCGTCCAGCATTTTCTGGGTAGCCTGTGGGTTGCCGTAAATTTCCCCCATGAGAGGTTCAATCAGCTCCAGTCTGGAGGTGGCAGTCTGGGATCGCGTATCCGTTTCCCCCACCCATCCGGAAGCCGTACCGCCCAGATTCACCAGTTTTTTGTAGTCGGAACCGCCAACGGTGATCACCGTGGCTTCCTGACGCATCACCACTTCATCTTTCAGCAGGTTAAGAATGTTGCGATCCAGTTCTTCCGGCACGGCGTAGCCACCGTCTTCATCGGTACCCACCTGCAATGCCTTACGCTCCAGATCGCGAAGACCGTCTTCACGGCCTTTACGCAGGAAGCCCACAAACGCCTCTTTATGCTCGGTGGCCAGTTTATTTTGCGCACCACCTGCCGGACGTTTCAGCTCAAGCAGCTCTTTTTCAAGGTCGCTTTTAAGATTTTCCAGCTCGCTGAGTTTCCCGTTCAGGGTTTCCACCTGCCCGGCAAGCTTGCCTTTTTCCTGCTCAATCGCATCCACGCGCTTGTCGTTCTTTGCTTTGAAGTCGTCAAACTTCTGCTGCAGCTCCTGCGCGACCTGTTCGACATCTTTAATATCAACCGCCATCGTATTTCTCCTGATTAGAAGTTCAGATTTTTCAGTGCATTCAGTGCAGAGCCCACATCCTCAGCGTCGCGCAGGGACAGTGCGCCATAGCCCCCGGCCATGAATGCTTTGGCCTGGGTACGGGAGAGTCCGACATCACGCAGGACTCTTTCGATTTTTTTCTGTTCGGGGATTTCCCCGCGGGCCAGTGCGTTCTTGACGTCGCTGATCCGCGCCTCGTCGTTAGACGGGAACGTCACCAGGCTGACTTCCCAGAGGTCGATTTCTTTCAGCAGAAAGGCTTCTTTGCTCCGGTCGTATTCCCAGTCTTTCAGGACGTACCCAATAGAAAGGCCGGTTAACGAACCGGCCTTCATGTGTGCATGTGCGCGTTTTGCGAGGGGATCATCATCAATAAGCAACCGTCCCCTGACGTAAAGCCCGACATCGTCTTCCTTCATTTCGGTGTAAACACCGATGGGTTCATCCATGCGGTGCTGCCAGAGCAGCGCAGGTAACGCTTTTCTGTCACTCCACGCCCGCAGGGAAGCAGCAAATGCCCCGGACATCACCACATCATCGTGGCTGTCCTTTACACCAAAGACGGAGCCATACCCTTCAAACTCACCGGAGTCACTGACAGATTTCAGACTCAGCGGTACATCAAGACGTTGTTTCGTCTGCATTGGCGTTATCCTTCTGCTTACCGGCTTTACTGCCATCGGAGGGTTTCGTGGTCATGTTCATCGGTGTGAGATAGACATCACCACCGGGACGCGGATTCATATCTTCCAGGTCGCGGCAGTCATTGGGAGAGTAAATTCCCCAGTTGATCCCGGTGGCGTAGGCTTCAAAACGGGACTTCATATCCCCGCGCAGTAACGCCCCGGCGTTAAATTTGGCGTAATAAACGCCCTGCTTACTTTTTCGTACCAGTCCGGTGTTGATCCGCTGTTCGATGCGGGTCAGATACGGCACCAGTGAATAGTTGATAAATCCCAGCCCCAGCTCTTCGATATTGTTGAAGGTGGCGCGATCGGTGTTCTGCACCATGTGCAACGGCACCCGGAACAGACGACAGATTTCTTCAAGCTGAAACTTGCGGGTTTCCAGGAACTGGCTGTCCTCGGCGTTCAGCGCCATCGACTTCCAGTCCAGCCCCATCTCAAGGATCATCGGGCGGTGAGCATTGCCAAGCCCGGTGTGACGCTCCTCAAAATCTTTCTTCAGGCGCTCATAAGCCTGATCTGACAGCGTCTGCTCTGTACGCAACACACCCGACGTCACCGCGCCATTGCTGAACAGTCTGGCCCCGTGCTCTTCGGTCGCTGCCGCCAGCGATATTGCCTCGCGGGCATAGGCGATGGGATTCAGCCCCACCAGTCCGTCCAGCGTCAGCGTGCGCACATGCCAGATATCCTCCTGGCTCAGTACATCCGTGGAGCCATCCGGGAATGTGACCTGATAGACCGGCTCCCAGCTACTGTTAAGCTTCGGTACCACACAGCCGGGATCGACGGGCAGCAGTTCAGCCACTTCGCCAAATGCTTTCACTTTGTAGGCGTAAAAGTTTCCCCGCAGGCACAGACAGGTGACCACCAGCTCCCAGAACTCCTGCGGCGTCATATAGCCATTGGGATGCGTGGAGATCAGCTTATGCAGACGTTCGCCAGTGGCTCTCTGCTTCAGGCTGCCGTTCAGGTGATACAGGTTGCAGGGCAACATCCCGACCGACTCCGCCAGCACCCTGACGCAGGAAAAAACCGCCGTCAGTCGCATGGCCCTCTGGCTGCTGATCTGCTTTCCGGTATAGGTGTCGTATGACAGCCCGATAGCATCCGCCAGCTCTGCTGGCGTGGTCACCGGTGCGTCACTTTTTCGTTGAAATAATCCCGAAAAGAACACTATTTACCTCCACCAACAGACATCTGTGTACGGTCGAGATATCGCGCCACCAGCCACGACCAGAACAGGCACAACGCCCCGGCAACAACAAACCCCGCAGGGGGATAAATCAGCCAGGCACCATACGCCAGCAAAAGCACCCCCAGCACGCCCACCAGAGGCGCGAGAATCAGCATGATCATAATTACCTCAGTTAAAGCGAGCGGATCCCGTAGGACTCAATGTGATCAGACAGCGTGTCTTCTTTCTCGTACAGCATGGCTCTGCCAACCGCCATAATCAGCGCAACTGCACCGTCAATTTTGTTTTCCGCCTGCTCTTTGACGGGTTTCACCACATCATCGTTACCCGGCATGTTTTTGCCGACCACGTTGCCGATACACCAGGTCATGATGGGATTGCCGTCATGATGAAAACGTCCCGATTCAATGGCTGCTTCCAGCTCTTTCATCGGATCGGACATATTGGTGAAGTTCTGGAAGATAGTGACGGGATTCAGGTCTTCATCAGCAAGGTCATGTGACAGCCCGGTCGCCCCGAAGGGGTCGATGGGTGACTCGCTGACCGGGCTGATTTTGTTCGCCGCTTTGGCCTCTTCGAGGATGTAGCGATAATCCACCTCTGCACCATCGGTAACGGTCAGGACGCCCATTTCCACCCATTTCTGAAAGCGTTCGGCTGTCCGGCGATCTTCATTTTTCTCGACGCTGTACACCGTGTCATACGGTACCCAGAAACGCGGGGCCACACTGTAGTAATGCGTTTTACCGTCAATCTCGCGGGTATAAAGTCGCGCCATGCTGTTCATATCCAGCTTACGCGCCAGGTCAAAGGCCAGAATGCACGGCTGCCCCTCGAACTGCTCAAGAGTCAGTGATTTATCCTCGCAGCTCTGCCAGCTCACCAGGTTGAAATACGCCGAACGCGCCGACACCCAGATATTGAGGTGTTTTGTTTTAAAGACGTTTGCCAGACGGGCGTTATTTTTCGCACGCTGCTGCTGACTTAACAAAAATTCGCGATAAACCGACACGCCAATATTTGGATTGGCTTTTTCCAGCACCTGCGGGTCGGTCCAGTCGTCACCTTCATCAACGGTATAGATGATCCCGAACAGTTCATCGTTAGGCACCGAGCCGTTGAGCATCTCGATGACTTCCCGCCGTTTGTCGTAGCACGGCCCCTCAATGTTGTACCCGGCGGTGGTGATGGCCCACATCAGTGGCTGACGTCGCGCCCCCATCCCGGTAAGCATTGTGGTATAAAGCGCATCGGTGGCATGCTCGTGATATTCATCAACCACGGCACAGTGGGGTGATGAACCATCACCTGGGTTGCCGATCAGCGGTTCAAACCGCGCGCCATCCTCCGGACGGTTCATGTTTGAGGCGTTAACCTCAATCCCGAACGCTTCCGTCAGCATGGGTGTGCGTTTACACATCAGTCGCGCCGGGCGAAAGACTTCCCACGCCTGTTTCTCTGTCGTGGCACCGGAATACACTTCCGCGCCAAACTCGTTATCACAGGCAAAACAATACAGGGCAACACCGGCAGAGATTGCTGATTTGCCGTTCTTACGGGGGATTTCGGTATACACCTCCCTGAAGCGGCGCAGCCGGGAGCCTTTATTGACCCAGCCAAACGCACAGCAGATCACAAAGAGCTGCCACGGTTCCAGCGTGATGGGCATCCTCTTGAATGCCCACTCCCCCTTGGTGTGCGGCAACAGCTGAATAAATTTCGCGGCCCGTTCAGCCAGGTCCTTGTCGAAGCGGTAACGAAACGACTTACTTTTTTCCGCCATCAGGTCATCAAGATGGCGCTGGCAGGCCTGAATCACAAACTGGCAGGCCACAATCTTTCCGCGCACGACATCACGGGCATACTGATTGGCAGCATTTACGTTGGGGTAAGATTTCCGGCTCATGATTCGATGATTTTCAGAAACGGGTTAGTGGCTTTCTTCTGCCCCGCCAGGCCAATCAGACGCTGGCGGCTGCTGGGGTCGAGTCCGAGCATTGCCCCCGTACTGCTCATCTCGGACTCCTGTTCTTTTTTGGCGGTCAGCTCCGGATTTTTGACCATACCGCCCATTGCACCGGTGATGGTGTTGCCCTGTCTGGCAATATTTTTCACGGCACGTCGCCAGAACTCGTAGGCCACGCACCACCGCTCAAGCACCGCGAGGTCAGTCACGCACAGCAGGCCCTGACCGCAGAGTTCTTTAGTTGTCAGTTGCCACATGATCGTAGCGAGAGGGAGATCTTCTTCAGCGAACCACTCCGGTGGCTCAACACCTTTGATGGGCGTAAAAACAGGTTCATCTTTATTCAGGGCTCGCTTGCCGGGGTTTCCGGCCAGCGCCTTGCGCGCCGTTGGCTTGGGGCGACGCCCGGAACGCCCCGCCGTTCCAGCCATATGCGGCACTCCTGGTTAAATTTCATTTTTCGCGGGTATAAAAAAACGATGGGGCGGGCAGTCCGGAAGACGTCAGGTCACAGGGATTTGACCCGCCCCTCCCCTCAGACAGTTGAGAGTTATTATCACTTAAGCCGTTCACGGGCCGTCTTCGCCTTATGACACGGCCAGCACAGACTCTGCAGATTACTGTCGGCATCAGTGCCGCCATGTGCTTTAGGGATGATGTGATCAACGGTTTTCGCCTCACGCGCCACACCAGCACGCAGACATAACTGACACAGGCCTTTGTCACGTTGCAGCACACGCACACGGATAACATCCCACTTAGAACCATAACCGCGCTGATGACGGGATTGTCCTGACTTGTATTGCTTCCAGCCTTCGCTTTTGTGGCTTTCGCAATAGCCTGATGAGTCAGTGGTGGTATGGGGGCAGCCGCGAACGCGGCAGGCTTTTGGGGTTCGTGGTGGCATTGCATAATCCTCTTGGATGGTTCGCGTGCGATACGTGGCATCCTTCTCAGAATCGAATCGCACTCCACTCCGGTTTTGCCATAAACGATCTTTTATGCTTCGCTGGATGTAGTTGATAGTTGTTGAAACTCAATGAACAGGAGTTCACAAATGAATAGTTATGAATGGGAATGGCTTTTAAACAAAGATGACACCCTATGCTTTTTCCCCGTAGGCCATTCTGTAGAAGGTAATTACAAAATTCACTTTGAGTTGAGCGGTAGTTGTAACCTTAGAGTCTCAGATGCTGAATGGCATGGTAAACCTGTACTGCTGTTCGAATACTTCGATGAAGATGATGACCGCCCTGCAATAATCGAAATATTAGAAACAACCACTACAACTGTGGAGGCGATGATCGCACATCTGAATAGTATCGATAGTATTTACCATGAACCGATTTACAAAGCGGTTTACGAGTGGGCCGTAAAGTTTTTCTATCGATGATAGTTCGTTATCTTGCTGGCATTCACAATACCTTTACATACTAATGACATGCCAGCACAATACTGTCACTTACAACCGTTCGGATTACCTAGAGAAAAGTATGATTCAGGATTTACTGATCGAAGCAATTAGTCACGATAGGATGCATAAAAAGTTAAATGAACTGAATTGCTACTTCTACAATCGCAAACATGAAACTCAAATACGTGATGAGTTAGTTGTTATTCTCAATCAAATCAGCACACTAACTGCTTTAAGTGAGCATCCAAAACTCGGTATCGGCGCTGTTGACATATCACTTTATAACCAGTCGATATTAACGTCTGAACATAATGGCAATGTTGCAACCATCGAGATTAAACACCATTACCCAAAGGATTTACTTTATCGGCAAGTTCAAGAAGACATCATTTCCGATATTTCAAGAGTAATAGTTTCACCAACTACACACTTTATCCATATAATCCAGCAAAGAACCAAGATTAAAACTCCTTCTTTTGGTCAAGTGAAATTCCTTGAACGTGATGCAAGTGATATCAGCACTTATGTGCAATGTCTTGAGGAGCTAAGTTCATTTCCCAGTAATTTTCATAAAAAAAGTGTATGTATTGAGGTACTTGGTGAAATTATGTCGACATATACCTTTAACGTATATTCATTTGACAACTGATTAATTTGACAATTTTATTGCTTAATGGTTAGTTCTCTCTGCATCTATTTTACGAATATCAGCTTTATCCCGATTGCAGTTAGCCAGCGCAGACAACAGACTCACATTCAGCTCCAGACTGGCACCATACGTCAGCGGATTAGGTATAAACGGTACAGGAGTATCAGAAGTCAGGCTGGGTGGCAGTGGTGCCACCGGAACGCTCACGTAAACTGTCCGCGTACTTCCGCAACCGGTCAGCAGCGGCAGCAGGCACAGCACGTGAAGCACAATCATCATCCGCAACAGCCATTTTGATATCTTCCTGGGTTCTCTGTGACTCCAGTGCGATCTGCTGTTTTGCATGCTGGTTAGCCTCCAGTACTGTATTGACGATTTGCAGTGATTGCAGGACGTTATTGGTAATGGCAGTTGCCGATTTGGCATTTTGTACAGCCTCATCAGCACGTTTCTTTTCGTGCTGATATTTGCTGTAGTAGTGATTCGCTGACCAGATGAAAGAGCCAATAACAGTAAAGAAGAAAGCAGAGATAGTCAGCTTATAACTCAACTTCATTTACCACCCCACCAGCCTCTTTAAATCGGGCAATCAGGTCACCGATTTTATGTTCATACTGACCGTAACCTGCACCGGGTAATGAAGCCCATATATTGCTGCAACGGTCGATTGCCTGACGAATATCGCCGCTATCAATCATAGGTAAAGCGCCACGCTCTTTAATCTGCTGCAATGCCACTGCGTCCTGGCTTTTGGGGGAGAAGTCTTTCAAACCAAGCTGTTTACGGTAAGCATCCCACCAACGGGAAAGAAGCTGGTAACGTCCGGCGGCTGTTGATTTGAGTTTGGAGTTTAGCTTGACAAGTTTGCGAGGGTGATCGGAGTAATCAGTGAACAGTTCGCCACCAACAATAACATCATAACCGTGGTTACGTGTCGGTTGTCGCCCGTTATCCGTTCCTTCTGACCATGCCACCATATCAAGGAAAGCTTTACGCTGGGGATTTAGTGCCTGCATAAATTACTCCTTAGAATTACCAAATTTGTTACCGATTACTCGCATTGCAGCCCCACGAATAGCATCGACACCGATCAGCCCAACGCCGCCACCAATGGCAACAGAAAGCGATTTAGGCCATCCGACATACTCAAGAGCGGATGCAAAGGTCAGCGTCAGAGCACCACAGAGCAAGATCTCGAGCGTTTTTCGCTTCCAGCCACCACCACTGCCAAAATAGGCAATGCGCAAGCCAGCCATAACGATCGACATAATCACTGCGCCCAGTGGCGTATCTCCACGCCACCAGCTCTGAAACAACTCCAGCCAGTCTGGCCAGGTATTTGGGTTATGAGGCATTTCGTCATCTCTCACCTCGCGATTATTTGCGGGTGCTGTGTTGGAAATAAAAAGGCCACGCAACGTGGCCACCAGAATTATTTCCCCACCAGTTCACTTACCTCTTTCACCGTCTGATTAAACCGCTCTGACTCAAGTTCAACACCTAACGCCCGACGTCCCAGCGCCATTGCTGCTTTTATTGTGGAACCGGATCCCATAAAAAAATCAGCAACCAGATCACCTGGTCGACTACTGGCATTGATTATTTGCCGGAGCATATCCGCAGGCTTCTCACACGGATGTTTACCCGGGTAGAACTGAACGGGTTTATGCGTCCAGACGTCGGTATAAGGCACGGAAACTGATACGGAGAAATAGCGCCGGAGAGATTTAAACTCATCCAGCAATTCAGAATATTTGCGATTCAGTGAATCATAAGATGCCACCAGCTGGTGGTGTGGTTGTTCCAGTTGTTGTTCCTGAAACTTCTCTGCCGCTATACGGGAAAACAGTGCCTGTAACTTCCGATAGTCAGCCTCATTCGGCAACTGCCACTGACTGGCACCAAACCAGTGGGAAACCATATTTTTCTTACCTGTGGCTTCGGCAATTTGTTTTGCCGTTATACCCAGTTCGGCACGAGCATCCCTGAAATACGATATCAGCGGTGCCATTATGTGCTGTTTGAGTTCCCTTTCTTTTGCCGCATAGCCGTCACTTTTGCCGCGATATGGCCCCTGGTAATGTTCAGCAAACAGAACGCGCTCTGTGGCAGGAAAATATGCGCGCAGACTTTCTTTATTACACCCATTCCAACGTCCGGACGGCTTCGCCCAGATGATATGGTTAAGCACGTTGAAACGTTCACGCATCATGATCTCAATATCAGATGCCAGGCGATGCCCACAGAACAGGTAAAGGCTTCCGGCAGGTTTTAACACCCGCCAGAACTGGGCCAGACAGTGGTCCAGCCACTTAAGGTAATCTTCGTCCCCTTTCCACTGATTGTCCCAGCCGTTGGGTTTCACCTTGAAGTAAGGCGGATCGGTAACAATCAGGTCAATGGAATCATCAGGCAGGGACTGAATAAAATGCAGGCAATCAGCGTTGATTAAATCAACACTGTTTATTTTTACAGTATTTTTCATGGATCAGTAAGCGTAACTCTGGTAGGCTCACTCTGCTTTTGCGCTAAAGCAGTGGGCCGTGGTTCGCTTGTGACCAGTAGGCATGAGCGAATGGCTGGCAGGTGCTACCAACACCCACCAGCCGCCCATTTTCACAGCAGGAAACCGCCATTACTGGCAGCGTCTGAATTTATTCCCGTACCCGCCGTTATCCTTCGCCAGACCCGCCAGAACTAACTGAGTCAGTATTAACTGGCACCGGGCTTCGCTTACTCCGGTAGTTCTCGTCATCATGCGTGGCGTTACCCACTTGTCAGCAGGTAAGAAATGAAGGACTGCGGCGGCGGTTTCTGTCATATCTTGCTGTTTTAGCATGTCTTTTTCCCTTCTGGTTAACATGACATACCAATAACTCTTGTCTAAAAAGCCAGCAAGATAAAAAGTCAGTATTCACGACCACCAGCGTGTTTACTGTACTGCACCAAGTTTACAGGTACAAAAAAACCGCTCAGCGGCGGGTTTAAGTTGTGTGGCGAAGTAACCACTCTTAACACGATACAATAGTTTTTGCGTACGCGTTAGTGGTTATGTAAACTTTCTCCATATAAAAACAGCAAAGAAGCGGATATTTTGAAATGGCTACACTGGACGCATTCAGTAGAGTAATAACTCATCATACTATTACGATCGATACACAATACCGTACACAGAAAATTGATGATAGCATCAGATCGAACTGTGTTTGCCCGGTACCAACAATGCGTGAACTTGCTTCTAAAATAGTACGTTGTAAAGCAATGATGCACAGTTATGAAAAAGGAGACTTAGTTTTAACTTTGCAAGATGTAATCTTCTTATCAAACAGAGCCGATAAAAAACCCAGCCATCTTGGTCTTTTAATTAATGCTGTAGATAAAAATGGAAGCACTACTGTGTTAAAAAACATTAATACAGATGTTCGTACCGAAATATCACCAAAACATGAGGAAGGTGAAGGTTACGAAGTTTCTTCTCATATGATTATTTCTCTAGACGGAAATATGCGAACCTATGACATGAGTTTTATGCCAATACCAGGAGTTTCCACAGCAAAAATAAATGGTTTCCTGAATAAAGTTCTCTTTAACGTAGCCAAAGATAATGAAGATATCTTTTCATGTAACACTTTAACAAATGAAGTATCAAGTTTAACAAAGAAAAAAATAAAAGTATTATACAAGCCAGTCTTTGATATATCTGGAAAGTTAGATGAAGATTTGTTCAATAAAATAAATAAAGAAGGACTTTCTGATGTCGTTTTGGTAAAGAATGAATACAGAACTATTAATGCGCCAGATGTTAACGCGGCTATTATTCCTAAAGAAAGTACTTTACGCTTAGTACCAAACCATGGCCCCAACAATGTCCTTGGATGGATAAAATCTGTCTCAAACTTCTTTAAAGAAGATAAAAATGGAGGTTATGACTTAATAAAAATAAAATTCAAAGAGCCAGAGACAGGATTCACAAGACAAGTTGACCTTCAAACTTCAAATGTAAGGCTCGATGGGCTGGAAAAAACATTTATCAAAAAGAGTGTAATAAATGGTTTTTCTTCGCGCTTAAAGGATTCTTATGATAGTATTAACATGGAGTTTGTGAATAAGATTATCGAGGTCATGTGAGGCTAATATGATTAGTATATTTTCACATTTATTTAGACCGTTTGGTTACCTTTTCATTAAGGGAATTAGTGGTAAGTGCGCATACGATTTTTATGCACCTGCCGGGCTTGCTGTGATTTCTTTTTTTTACTTTTATTTATTTAAAATACCCACATCAGACCTACTAAAAGATGGCGGCTTTATTAAGTCTATATCTGGATTTGTATCAAATCTGCCAGGTTTTTATATAGCAGCTCTTGCAGCAATAGCCACTTTCAACAGAGAACAAATTGACTACCCTCTGATAGGAACTAATGGCACGCCTTTTATTAAAATTACACGAACAAAAGAAAATGGTAGAATTGTTGACACTCAAGAGAAACTTACCAGAAGATTATTTCTGTGCATGTTATTTTCATTTTTAACTGCCCTCAGCATATGCATAGTGATTTTCAACGCTTTTATCACACCACTAATAAACATACTGAATAATGATATAGCAAACTGGTGCTATATCATTATCTTTTTATTCCTTACATGGCAAATGCTTGTTTCAACATTTTTTGGACTATACTATCTTGGTGATAGGATTCACATTAATTAACTACCATAATGGGGTTTATAGTTATTATTACACCGCTGATAAACCCCATGGCAGTCTGCAATTCCTTCCTAATTGTGCCATCTGAACATCTTCTCTTCTTGGCAATAGTGCGTAATGAGATACCAATAACAAAGTGAGCTATGATCAGCTCATATTCCTCTGGTTTATACTTTCGCAACCGAGCCACACAACCGTCTATCATGATGCCTTCATCATCATCACACTGGAGACGTGACTTTTTACCGTGTGGTAAAAGTCCCTTGAAACCAGCCGCTATCGGCTGCCAGTCCACACCACTATTTTCTGCTGCAGCCCATGCTCCCCAGCGGTCCAATACTTCATACATATCACGCATCAACTTTCTCCACAAAATCAGGCCAGCACGCCAATTGCCAGCGCACGATCGATAAAACGAAATATCAGCTCCAGCTGGGAGCCATACTTCTCTTCAAATGCCACGGTATCCGCATGCAGCTCGTCGTGATGCTTTCTGCACAAAGGCAACACAAAGAGGTCATGCGCTTTTGTACCCATCCCGCCCTGACCGTGGCCTATCAGGTGGTGGGGATCATCAGCAGGCTTTCCACAACATGCACACGGCTGCGTCTTAACCCAGCGCGTGTACTTTTCGTTAACCCAGCGGCGACGTTTTGGGCGTAACATAAAAGACTCCGGCGACTCCGGATCCACTTTCAGCGCCAGCACCTTTTTCGCTTTATCCTGGATGATGCTGGTGGCAGGAACCGAAGGCACAAGGTCACTTTCCCGGGTGACAGACGGCACAACAGGCTTCGGTAATCTCAGTGCCTTACGGGCTGCACTTTCCGGTAAGGCATCCGCCAGGTCATTACGAATCAGCCACCAGCACAGTTCCGGCATTGTCACAACGTGACTGTCATCAAAACCGAGATCCCGACGCACAACAGACAACACCCAGCGGGCACAGTTATCCGTTGCCATTGATTCCAGCCGTTCCGTGAACTGATCGCGCAGCTGGTTATCGCAGTGCCAGCACAGACGGATTGCGCCCGGCGCGTGTCGCATTGTTGTCATGTTCTCGCTGTGCCAGTCGGAATGAGGCCACTGGCAGCCTTTTTCACGAAGTAACCAGCTTTCAAGACATTCCACGCCACCAGCACGACGGATCACTGCCTCATTGCGGAACACGGCCCGAACGACAGGATCATCCGCCAGCGGTTGTGATGCCGCCGGAACGGCACCACTGGCAAAAGATGAATAACGTTCCGGCTCAGGCTCCAGCAGGACACGCCCCTGCATAAACAGGGGCATCAGCTCTGAACCAGGTCTGAACAATACGATCCCCATACGCGGGGCAATTTCAGGGGTCAGTAGTGCTCTCACAGTCACCTCAATGAACGGTATCGAGCAGCTTTAACAGCTCAGGGAATCGGGATTCGAAGAAATGCGGCTGCGTCTCGCGCGGATTTGCAGGACTGGTGATGTTCTTGCCGAACATGCAGCCTTTCGCTGTCAGCGACCAGAATTTTTTGATGTTGTTAATCGCGGTACGGCTGTATCGTTCGCGCTGCTCGACGATCCCCAGCTTCACCATCTGGTGATATGCCTGATTAGCCGTAAGGCGGATACCATACTGTTTCAGCAGTGCACTCAGCGACAGCGTGGGGCGACTTGAGCCATCAGGCGCGTCAGCTGGAGCATCAATGGCATAGCGCGGTGCCAGATTCGGTAAGCCAACAGCCTCCTGGAGTTTCTGACAGGCACCAAGCACTGAAGAGTTAGACAGGTTTAACTCCCGGCGCATAAAGTCCAGCAGAATCACGCCAGCCTGCATCTTGTCAGCAGCCTGCCCGGATAATTTTTCCGGTGTGCTGGTTACCATATCGAAAGTACGGATCACCTTCAGATGGAATGACGGGCTGATCCACATTGCATAGGCATACACCAGTTCCTTGCAGACATACGTTCCCCGTTCATTTCCCCCATGAATCACACTCACCGGGTCAACACCCAAATTCTGGGTGTTGGTCAATTCATGAACAAGCTCAACAGTTTGTTGGCTGGAAAGAAACTTTCCTGGCTCCTTGGTTCTGGCATTTGCACCAGATGCTACTGCTGCGCGATGCAGATCGTTCAGGCTGTAACGCCCATAAGCATCACGACGAACTTCAATACCATCAATGACCATCAGATTATTCATACTTCGTTTCTCCTCTTAATCAGGCGGCTGCACCCGCCGTTTTCTCGTACTTACTGATAGTGATCTCGACCTTCCCTTTCGGGATAACCGGTCCCCACTCCACCAGCATTCTTTTCACCTGTCTGTCGTCTTCCCACACACCCGCGTGGGTCAGGGCGTCAAACAGCGCCTTGTTATAGTTGTCCAGATCACGGATCCGGTTATCCGGCGGAAACAACACGATCTCCACTGAAGCAGGTGCCGACGTTGGTTTCGGCAGACGACGTAACTGCTCAACTATTGCTGCGCACGCCGCGCTCTGAAATTTTCGCCCCGCCGCGCTTATCAGGCTCTTACCAGCAAATGCCCCTTTGTTGGGGTGTCGCCAGTACGTGTTCACGCTGGGCGGAAAAGGCAGGATCAGCTTCATACTTTCAGGCCCCTCTCATGTAACCAGTGGGTTGCACGCAGCCTTGCGTTTTCCTCACCGGCAAGCAGTGAGCGGATAATCCCGACCGCCTCGCTGTCGTCGTCCTTCACCGCGGTATGAAGCGTGATGCCCCGGGCCACGCCACGCTTTATCGTGATGACGCCTTTTTTCTCCAGTGCGCGAAGATGCTCCACCGCTGCATTCACTGAACGGTATCCCAGCATGGTTGCCACCTCCTGATTGGTTGGCGGGAAGCCACGTTCTTTCTGATAAGAAATCAGCATATCCAGCACCTGCTGCTGGCATTGAGTTAACGTCGTCATGCCGCCATCTCCCTGACCAGTTTTTCTGCCTGCTGGCGAACCTGCGCCAGAAAAGCCTCACCACATGCCTCAAGTTCATCGCGCCCGATGTAGCTGATTGCCGGTCCCTTCCAGGTCTTGTCGAAAACAGCAATAGCACCAGCGAAGAAAGCGCCTGTCGGCACCTGTTTCTCATCCTTCGGGATAAACCAGGCAGGCAGTTCAAAACCAATACGCCCGCGAATAAAAGCAATATGATCTGCATCTTCCGGCCACCACACTTCGCTGGTGGCAGCTTTGATCAGGAAAACATAGCGCCCGCCTTTATCACGCATGGCACTGGCATGCTTCATGATGTAACGCATGCCGGTGATGTATTGCCCCTCATGCTGACTGGCGCGGCTGTATGGGGGATTACCAAAGGCAGCACCTTTAAGCTCCGCAAGGCGTTCTGACCAGTCATGCGCCAGCGCGTTGTCTTCCGCCGTGTAATACGCAGCACATTTGGCGTTATCACCGTCAGTAAACAGATCCAGAACAAACGGGCCAAACAGAGTGTTAATTCCCCAGAAAATGTTGTCCGGCGTGCGCCACTGATCGCCCACTTCCTTCAGTTCATGGGCTGGTTTGTTCCGCAGTTCCGCCAGCGCCCGGCAATATTTATTACTCATTAAGCCCCCACGTAATTCCCTGAGAGATACCACTCTTCACCTGATGCAGCCCGCTTACTGCTTTTCCGTAAACACCGTTCACGACGCGCCAGAAAATTGTTTCGTTCTGGCTGGGAGTGGCTTTCACGGAATGCCTCCATCCACACCGTTGCAGCACGACGGTATAAGCCCCTGGACTCCAGTTCTTCCGCCTGGCGGGTCAGGCACAAAATCACACGGGGATCGTTAGTGCCGACATAGAAATTGCGCACAGGTCTGGTTTCACGAACTGGTTGTGGTTCCGGTTCCTGCGCTCTCTCAGTCAGGCGCGGGAAATGTCTGCGTGTATCTCCTTCACAACGGTGAGCCACACGCCCACTCTGACGTAACTTGCTTGCTGACTGCAGAACGCGCTGCCGTGAGTAACCGGCAAAAGCATCCGCAATATCTCCGGAAGTACAGCCCGGATGGGCTTCAATGAATTTCTGAACGTCATTCAAAAGACTCATGCTCACCCCCTGAATCCTGCCGGGATCTGGCTGTAGTCCACGTTGTCGTAACTGGCTTTGAAGTACGGGTCTTCGCGTTTTTCGGTGTACGTGCTGACGGACGGCGATAAGCGCAGGGAAAGCTCATCCCATTTTTCCCGCAGCTTCGACGGGCTGAGCACGTTACGGCACCAGAACGGATCGCGACTGACGCGGCTGTACATCTCGCAGATTTGTTTATGAGTACGACCATCCTGCACACACATCAGGCGAATTTCGTTTGCCCAGGCTGTCCAGTTCGGTTCTTTGGGACGAACCACCTCGCCGTCACATTCGGCGGCCTGCTCGTACAGGGCGATGATTTTTTTCCAGAGCCACTGTGCGCAGGTCAAATCATCCTGCGTTCCCCACTGGCGCTTTTTAGGGCTGAATACAACCGCATCAGGATGGCGAGTTAAAAACTCCTGTTCAGCCGTCTGCGTGTCCGGTTGCGAAGCGTCCGGACGAGAAGTTTTTTTATCTGACGGATCATGTTTTGATTTTACTGACGGATCCCCGCCAGATTCTGACGGGTGAAAAACCGCTTTTTTGCCAGATTTCGACGCATCAAATTTTGACGGGTCAGATTTTGATGCGTCAGATTTTGACGGGTCAGAATCTGACAGTTGAGAAAATGCCGCTGCCTGAAGCTTCGCAACGTTAAGCTGATAAACATTCGACGCATTGCGGTTACCCTGGCGACGCGCCTTACGCGTTAACCAGCCTTCTGCTTCCAGCCGTGCGATAGCCGTTCTGACGGTACTCATTCCCGCGCCAATCTGGCGGGCAATGGTTTCAATTGATGGCCAGCACACACCTTCGTCATTACTGAAATCAGCCAGGCGGGCCATAATTGCCACGCTGGATAATTTCATGCCTGATGCAGCGCAACCATCCCATACATAGCCGGTTAATTTAGTGCTCATGACCGACCTCTATTTCCCTGAATTTACGACGAAACTGTTCGAGCGGGCTGAAGCACTCATGCTCATAGCCTTCGCGGAGGTAGATAACACGTTGTGTTTCCGGCTCCCAACGAATGACTCTGACGGGCACTCCGTAGTGATCTTTGAACCAGCGGTTAACTTGTCGCAAAGGACTGTCTCCTTCTGCCGGTTGAAATCACCCACAGCCCACTCTGCAAAGCTGTGGGTTACAATTTCCCTGTCACCTGGTACATTTACTGCATAGCAATACTCCACCTTCGCTTTTCCACCCGGTACAGGAAGCGCAATCAGTTGCGAGCGATGGTAGTGTGTTGTTAAACTGTTCATGCGTTAGTTTCTCCACAGTCACGACACGCCACGGCGCCCGGAGCTGCACACTCGCGGGCGTCACTACTTTCTGAAATGCAAAAGATTTTGTAGACCAGAGCTGCATGCTCCTGCAGCTTCGAAATTGAGAGATATAGCTCGTCGTTAATTGCTGTTTTCTCATGCGGTTCCACTACACCGTCTTCGATTGCTGAACGAATCTGTTTTGAATAACTGCCGATCTGTTCAATGACTTCCAGCAGACGCTGGTTAATATCGGCGTTGTCCACATCCTCGACGTCAGGAAGAGACACAAATACGCCATTTGCAGACTGCGCCACAGCATCAGCAATGAAGTGAGTGCCACCAGCACGCTGTAAAACCATTGCCCATCCCAGCGGAAAAATCTGATCGCCATCTGCACGAAGGCGGTTGAATAAAGCGTTCTCTGTTACATCCAGCCAGTCAGCCGCTTCAGCGTAACCACCCGGCAACGCCGCGATAGTTTTTCTGACAGCTTTCACGTACCACTCAGGCTGTTTTTCTATTTTCCAGTGATGCTTACCCACGATTAGCCTCATCGTTCTGTGGTTAAAAATTGAAAGTGTTCTGCTAATCTTTCGGATAGATATCCGGTCTTAAGTCAGATTTCGTAATTGCACCTGACGTGCATTGCTCAAGTTTTTTAGCCAGCACAAAACTGGCTTTTTTATAGCCATTGAAAACCAGCCGTAAGTAGCCAGGTGTTGAGCCAACTTTTCCGGCCAACTCGCCCTGCTGTTCTTTGGTTAAAGAGTCCCAATACGCTTTCATACAATATGTACCTCCGGTGTACATATTACATGATTGAAATGAACCTTCAAGATACTTGTACCTTAACGGTACAAGGGTTTTAATTTCGTTATGAAAACAATCCATGACATCCGGCGGTCTAACGCCAGAAAACTGAGAGATGGTGTTGGCGGGAATTCTTCCTTTGCCACTATGATTGATCGCGAGCCAACCCAGACCAGCAGGTTTATGGGAGATGGTGCTACTAAAAATATCGGTGACAGCATGGCACGACACATCGAAAAATGTTTCGACCTGCCTGTCGGATGGCTCGATCAAGAACACCAGACAACCAACATCACAAAAAAACCTGATGTTTCAATCACTAATAAACAAATCACATTAGTCCCTGTCATATCATGGGTACAGGCCGGAGCATGGAAAGAAGTTGGATATTCTGAGGTTGATTTGAGCACAGCAGAAACGTATCCCTGCCCTGTACCCTGTGGGGAAATGACTTATATCTTGCGGGTGATAGGTGATTCAATGATTGATGAGTACCGCCCGGGAGACATGATTTTTGTCGATCCTGAAGTACCTGCCTGCCACGGTGACGACGTTATTGCATTGATGCACGATACAGGTGAAACCACCTTCAAAAGGTTGATAGAAGATGGGACACAGCGTTATCTCAAAGCGTTAAACCCAAACTGGCCTGAGCCTTACATTAAGATCAACGGTAATTGCTCTATAATTGGAACTGTGATTTTCTCAGGAAAACCAAGAAGATACAAAATCAAAGCCTAATCAATGTTTATGAACCTGCTTCGGCAGGTTTTTTTATACTTGACAATGTACCTTTGAGATACATAATGTACCCAAGAGAAACAACAAACAGGCAGGACGCCCACGAAGTAGCCGCCGGTGGCGTATGAATGACCGGATGATTCGTTAAATACTATGTGTAAGAGAGCGCAAATGAACCGTTATTTCACATGCTCGTTTTGTGGCGCAAACGAGCTGCAGGCAAAAAAAATCATCGCCAAAGGCGGAAAAGATGAAGTTGCTATCTGCTCTGAGTGCGTAGTCTTGTGTGTCGGGGCATTAATCAATATCAGCACAACTATTCAGTTCACACCAAATGAGAATGCGCCTTTAGATGCGCGGAAATCTGGAGGTTAAAGAACAAAATGAAAGTCCAGATTTTAAACAATAGTGGTGAAGTCGTTTGGTCATACGACATAGCCGCTCCTGTAGATCAGAGCGGCGATAGCTGGACCAATGGGAAACATCAGATTATGGCTGGAGTTGTGTTCTCTTTACGCCGTGCTTTAGAACAGGCTGAAGTCTTTCCATCAGACCCTGAATGGAAATGGCCTTTTTCTATTTGTCCAAATTCGGAGAGTACATTTCAGAAAATTGGTCAGAAAGTCGCACTCGAAGAGCATCAGCCAACTGTTTCCTGATTTTTTCAGGTAACTCGTCGGCATCGCAGAAACAACAACGCTCGATCATGTTGAAAGCCGATTCGTAGAACTGTTTCTGCTGAGTGTCGCTGAGACAGGAAAAGAGCGACGTTACGATGATTTTATTAATTGCATTATCAAGTTCTTTTTCATCAAAAGTCATTTGATTTTCCTTTTATGTATACGGGCTTAAAAGGATACCACCGAGCCTGAAGTGGTGAAAAGACAGGCACATAACAGCTAAGTATTTTCAACCAAAGAGAATCCTTAGCGTTGTGGTGAATGCGGCTCAGCGCACGCGGGTTAAGGTTGAGGCTGACAGTCGACCTTCTGTGGATACCCACCCGCCTGGTGTGCAACCTTCGCCAGGCACCGGGAGGCACCCGGCACCACAACTTTATGCTGTGTGTAGTCTTGGCGGTACCAGTTTGTACCCTTGCTTCCGGCTGGTATCGCCCTTTTTACAAAACAGAGAAGAGCATCACCGGACGACGGGCTTATAACCCAATCCATCCGGGCGGCTGCTACCGCAGGTGTTCTTCTCTGTTTTGTGGAGAAACTAACCGCCCCTGCGGGGGCATTTATGGAAATGTAATTGACTCAATAATCGCCGGACGGTGAGGGCTTCCTTTTACCCGAATTCAGCGCGGTGCAGCGCATATACGTGGAGAACAAAATGTCATTTATTAAAACTTTTTCCGGGAAGCATTTTTATTATGACAGGATAAATAAAGACGACATCGTTATTAACGATATCGCGGTTTCCCTTTCAAATATCTGTCGCTTTGCAGGACATCTTTCACACTTCTACAGTGTCGCCCAACATGCGGTGCTTTGCAGCCAGCTGGTGCCACAGGAATTTGCTTTTGAAGCTTTAATGCATGATGCAACAGAAGCATATTGCCAGGACATCCCCGCACCACTGAAACGACTTCTTCCTGACTATAAACGGATGGAAGAAAAAATAGACGCCGTAATCCGTGAGAAATACGGGTTACCTCCTGTTATGAGCACGCCAGTGAAATATGCCGATCTCATTATGCTGGCAACCGAACGCCGCGATCTCGGGCTTGATGATGGCTCTTTCTGGCCTGTACTGGAAGGTATCCCGGCAACAGAGATGTTCAAAGTGATTCCACAGGCACCGGGCCATGCCTACGGGATGTTTATGGAACGTTTTAACGAGTTATCGGAGTTACGCAAATGCGCATGAATGTTTTCGAAATGGAAGGGTTTCTTCGTGGGAGATGTGTACCGCGAGATCTGAAAGTGAATGAAACAGATGCTGAATACCTGGTGCGTAAATTCGATGCGCTTGAAGCTAAATGTGCAGCACAGGAAAACAAAGTAATACCAGTGTCAACTGAACTGCCACCAGCAAATGAAAGTGTTTTGTTATTCGATGCTAACGGAGAAGGCTGGCTAATTGGCTGGCGTTCTCTCTGGTACACCTGGGGACAAAAAGAAACCGGAGAATGGCAGTGGACATTTCAGGTCGGGGACCTTGAAAACGTCAATATCACTCACTGGGCAGTAATGCCAAAAGCACCGGAGGCTGGAGCATAATGACCACTTTTACCGACAAAGAACTGATTAAAGAAATTAAAGAGCGTATCAGCAGCCTTGACGTGCGAGACGATATTGAGCGCCGTGCTTATGAAATCGCACTCCTATCTCTGGAAGTAGAACCAGATGAACGCGAAGCTTATGAATTATTCATGGAAAAGCGTTTCGGTGACTTAGTAGATCGTCGGAGAGCAAAAAACGGCGATAACGAATACATGGCATGGGATATGACTCTCGGTTGGATCGTCTGGCAGCAACGAGCAGGTATCCATTTTTCAACAATGTCACAACAAGAGGTGAAATAATGGAGCCATACAGCCTCACACTCGATGAGGCCTGTCATTTTCTCAAGATATCCAGACCGACTGCCATTAACTGGATACGCACAGGGCGTCTTCAGGCAACACGCAAAGATCCCACTAAGAATAAATCTCCTTACCTCACAACACGACAAGCCTGCATTGCGGCTCTTCAGTCTCCGCTGCATACTGTCCAGGTGAGCGCGGGTGATGGCATAACAGAGGAAAGAAAATGTCACTCTTCCGCAGAGGTGAAATATGGTACGCCAGTTTCACATTGCCGAACGGTAAAAGATTTAAACAGTCTCTTGGAACAAAGGACAAAAGGCAGGCGACAGAACTCCATGACAAGCTAAAGGCTGAAGCATGGCGGGTCAGCAAACTTGGTGAAATACCTGATATAACGTTCGAGGAAGCGTGTGTCAGGTGGCTTGAAGAGAAAGCACATAAAAAATCACTGGACGATGACAAAAGCCGGATCGGATTCTGGCTTCAACATTTCGCAGGAATGCAACTAAGAGACATTACTGAATCAAAAATTTATTCAGCAATGCAGAAAATGACGAACCGGCGTCATGAGGAAAACTGGAAACTCAGGGCAGAAGCATGCAGAAAAAAAGGGAAACCTGTTCCAGAATACACGCCAAAACCAGCGTCCGTTGCAACGAAGGCTACGCATCTTTCATTTATAAAGGCCCTACTAAGAGCCGCAGAGCGTGAATGGAAAATGCTGGATAAGGCACCAATTATTAAAGTGCCTCAACCAAAGAATAAACGGATCCGCTGGCTGGAGCCCCATGAAGCACAAAGGCTGATTGATGAATGTCCGGAGCCATTAAAGTCTGTTGTTGAATTTGCACTGGCAACAGGTTTAAGACGCTCGAACATCATCAACCTTGAATGGCAACAAATAGATATGCAGCGCCGGGTGGCATGGATAAACCCGGAAGAGAGTAAATCAAACCGCGCAATTGGCGTTGCGCTGAATGATACTGCATGTCGCGTATTGAAAAAACAAATCGGGAATCATCACCGTTGGGTATTTGTGTACAAGGAAAGCTGTACCAAACCAGACGGAACGAAAGCGCCAACAGTAAGGAAGATGCGGTATGACGCAAACACAGCCTGGAAAGCGGCGCTGAGACGGGCTGGTATTGATGATTTCAGATTTCACGACTTGAGACACACCTGGGCAAGTTGGCTGGTTCAAGCCGGAGTCCCGTTGTCAGTGTTACAGGAAATGGGAGGCTGGGAGTCTATCGAAATGGTTCGTCGATATGCTCACCTTGCACCTAATCACCTTACCGAACACGCACGGCAAATAGACTCGATCCTGAACCCATCGGTCCCAAATTTGTCCCAGTCAAAAAATAAGGAAGGTACTAATGATGTGTAACTTATTGATTTAAATGGTGCCGATAATAGGAGTCGAACCTACGACCTTCGCATTACGAATGCGCTGCTCTACCAACTGAGCTATATCGGCCCTGAAAGGACATGTTCACGAACGTGAATCACGGTGGACAAGGTTAAAACTAACCGGGCGATGCGTCAATGGCCTTGTGAATCAAATGGCTACTTTTGCATCACCCGGTTTTATTTACGCACGAATGGTGTAATCACCAATGCCGATCCACTTGTAAGTGGTCAGTGCTTCCAGCCCCATTGGGCCACGCGCGTGGAGTTTTTGTGTGCTTACCGCCACTTCCGCACCCAGTCCAAACTGGCCGCCGTCGGTAAAACGCGTAGAGGCGTTAACGTAAACAGCGGACGAATCCACTTCGTTAACAAAACGCTGGGCGTTGCGCATATCGCGGGTCAGGATCGCATCGGAGTGTTGTGTGCCGTGTTCACGAATATGGGCGATGGCATCGTCAAGATCACTGACGATTTTGACGTTCAAATCTAATGACAGAAACTCATCGTCATACTCTTCCGCTTTAACAGCCACCACCTTCGCGGGGCCTGTCTGCAACTGCGCCAGCGCAGCTGCATCTGCGTGTAATGCCACGCCGCTTTCCTCCATTTGTTTGCTTAATGCGGGCAGGAAGCTATCGGCGATGTTTTTATTCACCAGCAACGTTTCTACCGTATTACATGTGCTCGGACGCTGAGTTTTCGCGTTGACGATCACTTTTAATGCTTCAGCAATCTCTACACTTTCATCAACATAAATATGGCATACGCCTATACCACCTGTGATCACCGGGATCGTCGACTGTTCGCGGCACAGTTTATGCAAACCAGCGCCACCACGCGGGATCAGCATGTCGATGTATTTATCCATACGCAGCATTTCACTGACCAGCGCACGGTCAGGATTATCAATCGCCTGCACGGCACCCGCCGGTAAGCCGCAGGATTTCAGGGCGTCCTGAATCACCGCCACCGTTGCAGCGTTAGTGCGACACGTTTCTTTGCCACCGCGCAGGATCACCGCATTACCGGTTTTCAGGCACAGCGAAGCGACATCAACCGTCACGTTCGGGCGCGCTTCATAAATCACGCCAATAACCCCCAGCGGTACGCGACGACGCTCAAGACGCAGGCCGCTGTCCAGTACGCCGCCATCGATTACCTGCCCCACCGGATCGGCGAGGTTGCACACCTGACGTACATCGTCGGCAATGCCTTTCAGCCGTGCGGGCGTCAGTGCCAGACGGTCAAGCATCGCTTCGCTAAGGCCATTGGCTCGCGCGTCAGCAACATCCTGGGCGTTAGCGTTGAGGATGATTTCGCTTTGTGCTTCCAGTTCATCGGCGATTTTTTCCAGCACGCGATTTTTTTCGCGGCTGGAGAGTTGCGCTAATTTATACGAGGCTTGCTTCGCGGCAATGCCCATTTGTTCCAGCAT